AGATGTAGTTGACAAAGTTTGGTTTTCTTGCGAGATTGGTTGCGATGTCCAAGAAGCACTTACCAATGTAATTGGTCACGCCTGGAATCGGAAGGTCTTCTCTCTTTGCTTTGCGGACTTCCTTCTTGTACTGTATAAGTGCCTTGAGGAATTCCTTGTTGTCTATGTAGTTCTCAGGTTTGCGTTTCGCCATCGTGTTCGCCTTTCATTCAAATCTTGGTAATCCCCTCCAAAAATCGTCACTAATGGATGGTTTTTGGTTTGATGTAATTCCATCGTCTGGGAATCCTCCGATAGAACCACTGTCTAAATCGGGATTCATTTCGTGTATCTTGTTGATTATATCATTCACACTCATGTCTGACAAGTCATTTCCTTCCATTTCATCCGCTGTTTCTTCCACGAAGTCATTGGTCTTCTTTGCTTGAATGTAATCCTTGACCAGTTCTCTTTCTGGTTCCGAGTGAGCGAGAATGTAATCCTTTGGGAAATGGTATCTTTGGGTCTTCGCAAACTCAAACCACTTCTTGAATGATATAGTCAGGTATTGAAACTTCCCCTTCTCGAATATGGGAAGAATCTGATAAGACATGGGCCTATCCAACAACATCCCATTCTCGTCAACCTTGATTATTTTTCCTATTATATCGGTGCCATCGCGAAGTTTCAGCACTCTGTGTCTTGCTCTTCTCTTCATTCTTGGCCCTCCAATGGAACTTTTACTATGTTGTAGTCAAACTTCTCTTCATTGTATATCTTGACTCTCTCAACCATGTGTCTCAAAGTATAGTTCTTTCGTGATTTCCAAGACAAGTCATCTGCGATGTCGTAGAGAACTGCCATGTCCTTTCCTTCACTCTTTCTCAACTGCCTTCCGATACTCTGAAGAACGCGAATTCTACTCTTTGAAGGAGATGCGAATATGATGTTCTGTAGACTCTTGATGTTGATTCCAGTGGAGAAGGTTCCGTACGATGCCACAATAATGGAGTTCTTCTCCCTATCGGTTATCTCTCGTATTCGTTCTCTTGTTTCTCCTTCCGTTCCACCGAAAACGAAGAAAACCTTTCTCTCCGTTTCCTTCTTTCGAATCATGTCGTAAAGAATCTTTCCGTGTTTCTCCACATATTGGAAAAGAACCAATGTGTTGCCTTTTGTTTTTACAGCCAGATCACGAATGAACTTGTTTCTCTCTTCATTATTTATGATGAGTTCAATCTCTTGCGGATACTTGAGGTCTTTGCACTTTTCCCTGTCTTGCTGTGAATGATTCAGAACAACACAACGAATCTTCAGTGGAGAAAGAAGTTTCTTGTCCATCAAATCCTTGGTGGTGACTATCTTCTGAACTTTACCAAAAAGACCTTCAATTACCAACTTGTGCGTCTTTGAACCATCAAGAGTTCCTGTTAATCCCACACGATAAGGACAATCAATGAGTTTTGTCATGATGGAAGTAAGTGATTGCGACTTGAACAAATGACACTCATCTCCGATAACTACACGAAAATCCTTGAAATACTTCTCAGTCATCTTGTAGATACTCTGCCATGTGGATATCACTATCTGCTTATCGGTCTCTTTTTCCTCTCCTCCGTGTATTTTGTGGCAATTTTTCTCTACGTTCCATGTCTTGTCTTTTCCCGAATAATCAGCGAAATCATTATACAACTGAAGAACCAACGAGATTGTCGGGACAATAACGAGAATCTTCTCCTTCTTTCCTATGATGTCTTGATAGTATCTTAAAAGAGAATAGATGATAAGACTCTTTCCCGATGCGGTTGGAGAAAGAAGAAGACAACGACGAAGATTCAGGGCTTTCATTACACCCTGAACTTGATGGTCATGTGGCGTGAGAGGTTTCCCACTAGAATGGGGTTTCAGTTCCTTGGTGAGATAATTTTTTATATCATCTTCACTGAACTTGTTCTCGTTGAAAGGTATCTGAGAATCAACCTTGACGGGAATGTTTCTTTGGTCGCAATACTCAAGAAGATACTCATACAAACCAGCATAGATGCATTTGGTGTGTATGTTATATAGGCGAATCTTCCCGTCCCATATTCGCTTTCTGTATGCGGGAGTGAATCTTGCGTTCGGAACTTCAAAAGTAAAATAATCACTGATGTTTCGTTCCAACGATTCACTCGCGAACACTCTCAGATATGCGCTATTCTTGTATTCTATGTAAACGTAGACATCTTCCATGCGTCAGTTGATTCCGTGAGTGAACTTCCTCCACTCTATTGCGTTGCGGATTGTCCACTGCCTAGACGAAAACGACTTGACAATGCCTTCCAAATATTCACATTTTTCCTGCTGATACTCTATTCTTCCACGAATCTTGATGAGATCCATGTCAGATTCAAGGAACATTTCAATGTCTTGACGGAGGACTCTTTGCTGAAATGGTTCCCAACCAAGTTCTCGCATTTCCTCTTCGGACATCTTACCCGAGTAGTATTCCCACTTTCTCTTTCGCAGGATTCTATACTCGGTTTCATATTTTCTCTTTATTAGTTTCATATCGTGATAAAGAGACAAGTATTTATTGTGCAACTGAGGAGTTCGCATCGACTCCCTGTCCAATTCGGTGTCGTCAATGACGACATCCTTTTCTACCATTTTTTTGAGTTCATCGAATGTCATAGACGAAAGTATAACACCTAAATCCAGTTAGTCAAGTGACTTCTATCTCGTAATAAGAAAATGCGAAGGTAACTTCAGATATGATAGTTTGAAGTTCCGAGTCTGAATAATCGAATGATATAGAACCAAGGGATAATGGAAAAAGACCGTAGAAAGTCGCTATTATTTCGGGATTGTTCTTACTTGATAGAATGTATAGTTTTGCATCACTTACTAAACTATTCTGCTCACCAGCATATTTTTCGAAGTCCGTGTATGTCGAACAACTTTGTATCCAATTATATATTTCTCTCCAGTTCGACAAACCTTCTGAAACTATGAAACTTGCAGTAAAAGCTTCATGTGTCACTTTTCCTGACGGATGAAGAATTCCGTTAAATAAAGTTTCTTGTGTCACATTTCCTATGCTTATTCCTGGAAGATTTACCTTTTGACAAAAATATGTGGTTTCAGGTATCTTCGGTATTACAAGTTTGAAGGATGTAGTTTCTTGAAAATTATTATTTTCAGGTTGATTTGCGAAGAAACCACCTTTCTTGGGTTGTTTTCCTGTAGCATCTGTTACATTTATTTCAACCATTCTGTTCTCCAAAAAAAGAGAGGAGAGAGTGTTTCCACCCTCTCCCCCTATTTATGTTCCTACAGATGAATCTATCAGAGGAGGTTATCCACACGGAAGATTCTGTAGTATGGGTTGGCGCGAACGCCGGTTGTGGTCGGATCCGACTTGTCGGAAAGAGCACCAGACGAAAGAGTTGGGGTCGAGACGAACGGATTATTGACAATTCCGTAACGAGTCTTGAACGCAATCTTGGGTTGGAAGGTTTGTTCACCGACTGCACGAACCATTTGGAGAGGAACGTATGGGCAGTAGAACATACCAGCGTCGTATGGGCTGGTTCCGCGATATCCAACCAAGCAGAAGTCATATGCAACTGCCTGACTGTAGTAAGGATCGACGTAGACCTTGGTCTTGCCATTGAGAACACCAGCGAAGGTGTTACCAGTGTCATCGACGTTGAGGTTGGTCGAAAGTGCGGGGGTGTAATCGAGAACTCCTGCCATTGCGAGTGCCGATGCAACATCGGACGAGCAGAGGATGAAGTTACCCTTTCCGCGACGGGTGTCCTTAGCGATGAAGTTTGCTTCACGTTCGATTTGATACATGAGGCCCTTGTACTTCTCGACTGACCAACGACCGTTGGCGTCTACGTTAAGGTCGAAGATACCTTGAGTTTGAACTGTTCCAGCGCGGCAACCGAGTTTAGCGGTTGAATAGATGGAGCGAACAACTTCACGGTTGATTTCTGCGAGGATTTCAGCCGAGAGGATGTTTGCGAGTTCGGTTTCAGCGTCAAGACCGTGGATTGCCTTGAGGTCTTGTGCCAATTCCATTGTGTATTCTGCCTTGAGAGCGCGGGTCTTTGCAGTCACCGAGGTCTTCTCAATGCTGAATGCCATCTCTGGGAAGTTGTCATTAGCAACTCCACCGAGTGATTCACCGTCTTGGGTTGACCATCCGAGTGTTGGCGTCAAACTTGCGTTGACAGAACTTGTCGAGATAGTAGCAAGAGGATCAACACTTCCACCGTCAAGATCGGAACTTGCGGTTCCACCGTTTCCGAAGTTGTATGCAGTGCTTCCAGCACCACCAAACTTGGTTTGTGCCTCATTGAAGAGAGCCTCTGCACCACGTTGACTCTGATAACGGCTGCGGAGAGCAAAGATAAGTCCTGTTGGACCACTCATTGGCTGAACGCCGCAGATGTCATAAGCGATCAAATTGGGCATTGCACGACGGACCAATGAGATGAGAATCGGATCCCAATTGTTCATTGGATATGCACCACCAGAAACGGTTGCGTTTGCTGGTGCAGCTTCCTTGAGATATCTTTCTTGATTCTCAAGAAGAACCGAGGTCACTTGCTTGCGGTAAGTGTCCTTGATTTCTGGCAGATCCGCGTGTTCGAGGATTGGCTGCCACTTATTTTGCAGTTGTTCTGTGATTGTAGTAGGTTCCATTTATTTTACTCCTTTTTGGATATCTGTTTAAAACTTACTTTCTTCCCATACGGTTGAGTGCCTTGAGATATTCACTCATGGACTCGTTTGATTCTGACAAATAATTCGATTGAAGATCTTCGATTCCCTCTTCGGTGTTGCGAATTGGTTCGATTCCTTCAGCAAAGTAATTCTCCTTGAGAATCTTTGCCTTGGTGACGAAATCGTCGTGCGACTCTGCGGTGACTCCTTCGAGAAGTTTGCGGAGTTTGACTCTCTCTGAAACAGTGAGGTCTGAACCGATTTCTTCAACAACGTCTCTCTTGGTTGCAACTTCGACTTTTTCGCGAAGAGCGATGTTGTTTTCGATCTCCTTGTTGAGATTTTCTTCAAGTTCTTCGATTCTTGCAGCCATCTTCTCAAGAACATCAACCTTTGACTCAGGAACGTCAATGTTGTGTTCAAGGAATAGATTGCGAAGACCTGAAAGGAACTCTTCAGTGACTTCATTGCGGAGACCGCGTTCGATGGCAACCTCATTCTCCTTCATCCATTCCTCGACAACGTAGTTGAGGTATGAATCAAGATTGTTTGCCATTTCTTCCTTATTTTCTTGGATAGCAGAAGCGAGTTTTGCCTCTACTCTTGTTTCCAATTCTTCGCGAATTGAGGAAACTCTTTCATTGACAGCAGCCTTGAAGATGGTTGCAGTTCTGTCCTTGAAGTCTTCGGTCAAGTCTTGACCATTGAAAAGAGCCTCCAAGTGATGGTCGAGTGAAAGTTCTTCTTCAACTTCCTCTTCGTAGATGACTTCATCGGAATCTTCCAAATTCTCTTTGGTGAGTTTGGTGGTCTTTCCGATCTTTTCAGCAGCCTTCTTACCAGGATTGTCTGCGAGATAATCAATCTCGGTTTCAATTTCCGATGCAGGGGCAACTGTGGAACCTTGCTTGCGAAGTTTTCCAGCAGTCTTTCCGGGCATCTTTTCGTCAGTTGGTCTTTGTGTCATCTTAGCGGAAACATTCGAATCAAATGTATCCTTTCCTTCTTCATCAGAAGGCATACCTTGAGTCGAACCTTCTAGACCTTCCGAGTCCTTGTGCTTTCCACCTTTTGTTGAGTGGGTGAATTTAGGCTTGGTAGCCGCACTCTTTGCCATATCTTCGGCACCTTCCATAAGTTTCTTTGCTGTTTCTTGAATATCCATGAAAATACTCCTTGATTCTAGTATTTATTTATAATCTTACAGATTTTGAATGAAACGAGAAAATGCTTTTACTGCCTTTTCTTCTAATCTTCTTGGGTCTACCGAACGGACTTTTCTGAGTTCTTTTTGGGTTTCTTCAACCATTTCTTCAGCCTGAAGAGTATTCTTCGTGATGAGAAGACCTGCCTGATAAACCCATTCCTTACCTTCCAAAATTCCGTTCACAAATGCGTCTGGTGCTGACGGATCTGCGACGATATCAGCGGCAGTCGCAAGTTGAAAGTCGTCTTTTACATAGTTGACACCACTTTTTTCCTCAAGAGAACCAATTCCTCTTGAAGAAACACCCAACTTGGCACCCTCGTCTATCAAATTCTTGACTATCTTGCCGTATGGAGTGTCCATGACTTTTGCTTTTCCGATATAATTGTCACCTTCTTTATGTAGAGAAGTGATCATGTGGGAAACGCGCTCAAGATTGATGGTTGGTCCCTCGGGGTGTCCCAACTCACCAAATGCTCTTTTTTGTTCTATGAAGTTCTTGGAGTAACGAGTTGCTTCCTTGTCAAGAATACCCATCGGGTAAACTCTTCCGTTGCGATTCTTCAAGTTACCCTGAAGAAACACACCTTCGATGAAGTATTTCTTGTCACCCTTGTCCGATTCTTCGGTAAGAATCTGAACTTCTTCGTTTATTTCTCTGAATAGTTTCATTTCTGATTATCCTTACTTAAAGTAATCTTCTGAACGAGTTGTAGGAATTCCCTTGAACTCCAATATAGCGAAAGCACTTCCCGAAACTGTGACAGTCACTTGGTTACACAAAGTGGAACCGATTGCCATTCCGTGATCGTCGAACGCATGAATGCCAGCAGGAAGTGTGAATGTTATTCCAGCGGCACCAAAACCAATAGTTGCAGTAGCACCACTATCAACAAAACCCTTCGTGAATTGGAACGTGCTTGGATCAGCGGTCAGTCCACCGAATATTTCAGCGCTGCCCGTTAGAGTCGTCGATCCCGAAAAGAGTCCGACCAATCTATTGTGTGTTGATGTTATTATCTTGTAAGGCATTCATTCACTCCTTGGTTTCGCTATATGTTTCACAGAAATTCTTTGCCTGTTCAAATGTTTCTAACGAGTGAACGAGCATATCCATGAACACTTCTTGATTTTCTTCGTGTAAAGTGTCGTGTATTTCAACTATTTTCGAACATGTGTTTGGTGAAAGGACTACGGTTTCTCCGGTGAAAGTGGTGAACTCCACCTCTTCCCCCAATTCACGAGTCTTGTGGACATTGCGAACGAACTCGTCTTTGAGCATTTCGATCTTTGCGTCGTCCATGAAAGCCTTGACCACTTTCTCGTCTTGGCTGGTTTTTGGAGAAACGGACAACACATAAGAAGAACCTTTTTTCTTCATTTCAAAGTCTGCTTTCACCAACCCAGAAAGCTCCTTCTTGATGAATTCAGCAGACTTCATGTCTTTCATGTTATAGGAAAGATGATTCTTTTCATCCAATTCAAAATTATTTAATTTTTCTCTTAGTTGTTTGAAATTTTTCATCTTTTTATGCCTTCGCAGGAGATGTACCTTTCATCATGATGTCATTTTGGTCCATCGCTGCTTCTTTTTTCTTCTTGGACACTATCGACATCTGAGCTTCTTTTGAATCTTCTTCGAACATCTTGCTTGCCAACTCCATCTTCTTGTCACGAAGTTCGGTAGCAATTCTCTCATTCATAGAATCCTCCAAGGAACTCTTGAATGCAACCGCGTTCTTTTCCAATGCAGCGTCTATCATTCTCATTGTTGACTCATCAGGCATGATACCCTCCTCTATGAACTTTTTTTGCTCGAACAGATGCAGCTGCATCTGGTTTGTAGTTTGGTTTTTGACTTTTTTCCCAATACTTCATCGCAACTTTCGAACCCGATGAAGTGTTTCTGTAATTTTGTTGATCATTTCTTTCCGATGGAAGAAGAGAACCCTCATCGACAGCACTTTCGGGTGAATGTGTCATGTAATCATGGACCATTGAAATATAGTCATGAGCCTTTGTCAGTTTGCTTTGAACCCAAGGCTCAAGATTCGTCTCGGGACTGATCATTTCAAGTAGATTAGTCGCATTGTCTATCATAGAACGAAGTTGAGAAATTGCCATTTGCCCATCATGATCTTCCGAAAGATAGTGTGAAAATGATTTCATTTTAAAGGAAGTTTCTTCTATACTGCTTGAAGCAATCTTGAGGAGTTCTACCTTCGAAGTCCATCGTGTCCATGTCACTTTTGCCCACCCCGACCGAGTATGAACAGGTGAACTTGTTTCCGTCTCTTCCCCAAAGAACTTGGGCTATTCCTTTACCACGCTTTTCGAAGTCATAGGAAACTTCAGGATAATCCTTGTTCACATACTTCTTGAGTTGACTGAAGTTGAAAAAGTCGTATGACACAGGTTTCTTTGGGTCTGTCGAGTGGTCGATGATTGCTTTAGTAGCGTCTTCGATTCCCTTGAGCTCAGAAGCATTGAAAGGGGTGTCCTCTGCTTCTTTAATGGTTTCTTCTGCTACCTTAATGACAGGATAAACTTTACCGTTGAACTCAAACTCTTCATTCCCTTCCCACATTGCCGCGGCACGAGCTTTGAGGAATGCGTTCGCTTCACTCATCATTCTTCCATGAATCTCAAAGTCTTCCGACTTTGATCCAGTCCATTCCTTATCGATATAGTTGAAGAATTTTTTCTTCTCCGCATCTGACTTGAAATCGGCGGGTGAATTGACGCCAAATTTTTTCATTGCTTTCATGAAAAATTTTTGATATTCGGTCATTTTTTCTTCTGCCATTGGAAAATTCCTTTTAATAAAAACACTCTTTTATTTATTTTTATTCTCATCTTGCTTCTGAGCTTCTTGAGCTTTTTGTGTCTCTTTTGCTCTTTGTGCTTCTGCTTTGAGTTTTTCTGGGTTTTTTCTCAAGTTCTTTATATCAGTTATACCCTTCTTAATCATTCTGTCTATTGCTTGTTGGGATTCTTTCTTCGCAATATCCCTATCAGTAAACACTTCGAATTGTTCACCATCGATATATGAAATTATGGGTTTGCCAATTCCAGTTCCCAAACTCTTCAGAGTGATGGTATGATTTTTGTAATCTATATCGACAAGAAAGTATTCTTTCGCCATCATGGGATCGACAAACAAAGCTTGTTTTTCGGCGTCTGCTTCTGCCGCGGCGGCGGCAGGATCGTCCGCTTCCAAGATGGACGCCGAGACTTGAATTCTTCTCT